CTGTAGGTCCGCTTCGACTTGATGCTGAGTGGGAGTGATTGCGGCGCGTAGGCGCCAAGCACTTTGGAGCCGGCAGATGGTTAACATCGATTAATATATCCAGCGGCTAAATGGCCGGCCTCAAGTGGGACACCACAATTGAGGTCAGCACTGCCGATGGGTCAGTCGATCTCGGAGATTTCTCGCGAGCCTCGCTCACTGTGCGTTACCCGGCCTCTTCCAAGGTCACGGTCATGCCCTTGGCGAAGCTCGTGGCATCGCCACAAATTGCCCAATATGGGCCTCTCTGCTTCTACGGAACCCCTCCAGGCGCTGCTCTCAGTGCTGTCTCTTTTGACAGGCTGACCACACCTGGAGTCGACAAGGACTTCGTAGGAGCCCACTTCCGCTCGCGTGGCACCGTATTTTCGGTCGCCGAGCCCGGACCGCAAAACGAGCTTGGTTTCAGCTTGACAGCGGGGGCTTTCACCCGGACTGGGTGGAAGCTCCCGGTTACAGCTGTGCCCGAAACATTGGTGGAGCAGCTTTACCCGCGTGCAGCGGGACGGGAACGTACCCCGGCGCTGTTGCGTGACCTGATGAGGCACGCTACCATCATGGTGGATCAGGATAAGAGAATCCCATACGAGTTTAAGGGGAGGGCGGCATTCACACTAGCCACCCTATCCCTAACTCACAACAAGGACCAGGAGCTTGCCATGCTAGGCAGGCTCCGGTTCGGCTGCCTTGAACTAAACGGTGCTTTGGTCACGGCCTTCACTCAACCTACAGGACCAGCTGGCATAGCAACTCGTTGCTTGCTACTGTTCCGGAGTCTCAAACGCCTTGCCATGGGGTTTTGGATTGAGTTGAAGGGCCTGGCACCATCGGTTCAGGGGATGGCAGCCGTATCCATCGCCTTCTTCCTAACACGCTTCGCGAGGGGCTTACGGGCGCTTAAGCGCACCCTACACCAGTTGTGGGGTGGTGCTGATGCGTCGGTGCTTGGAGGGATTTGGAAGGCTGGTCTTTGGAAGTTGGGACAGTTTCGCAATCTGCTGGAAGGCAGCACGCTCAAAACAGGCACTGTTCTTCAGTCGACCTGCATGAGTGACTCGCACATAATTAGGCACGCTGCACTTGAGGAGACTCTCAAGCGCGTCGTACCGTACGGCACCCACACCATCATCGCGCTTGAGGCTTTCAGGCATCGCACGCTGGACTACATTCCTACGGCTGTAATGCATGTACTGGCCTCCCGCCTCAACTTGATGTTTGGTATTTGGGTGCACAGTTCATGGAACTTTTTCGTCAAGTACCGCTTGCCCAGGTTGCAAGAAATGATCCGTACGGTGGGACCTTTGGACGTGTGTGTGGACGAGATTGCGTTGCGTGCAAACGAGGATGTGTCTTTATCATCCAAGTTTAGAATCCCCGGCCACAATCCCGACGGCAGGCTAGCCTGCACCGATGGGAAACCTTCTTGGTATTACAGGGCTGTGTACGTTGAGGGTGTGGAGGTGACCGTCTTTAGGTCATGCGCTTGCAACGAGCGTGCTGCGATTCGAAGCAGAGTAGTCTGTCAGGATCCTAGTGAATCAATGCTATGGCCCTTGTGGTGGCCTAAGGCGCGCAAAATGCCAGTTGTGGCTGAGCCCGACCTTGAAGTGTGGCTCCGTCACTTGCCCACTCGCGCACGAGGGAAGATCCAAACCGCACCGACTATTGCGGCTCCCAACAAGCGCGACCAACTCATGCAAGCATTCGTCAAGCGTGAATTGGCTGTGAGCAAGATAGCCACCACACCTACGAAAGTGGACCCTGTACCACGCATCATCCAAGGTCGGTCTGTAGCCATTAAGGTTGCGACCGGCCGCTTCACCTGGGCCTATGGTAAGGCACTCAGGACGGTCTACCCCACCGATAGTCTTTATGTCTACGGGGGGGGGTGCTCTTCGGAGGACATTGGAC